TAGCTAATGGCACATCAAAGAAAAACAATTAGAGATAATGTGATCACAACCCTGACTGGATTATCGACCACAGGATCAAATGTATTTAATACGAGAATACTTCCTAATTTAGAGACCAACCTTCCCTGTTTAAATGTTTATACAATTTCTGAGTCTAATGAAGAAATAGACTTCTTGTCCATTCAAAGAGATTTAATCTTGGAAGTAGATGGATATGCGAAAAATTCTTCTACGTTAGAAGATGATCTTGATACGATTGCCAAAGAGGTTGAAAATGCCTTAGGTGTTGATGTAACAAGAAACAATACAGCTTATGATACTTTTCTGTCATCAACAGAAATGGACTTATCCTCAGATGGTGATATACAGATGGGTGTTGTAAGACTTCAATTTACTATTCGTTATAGAACTGCTAAAACGGATAGTGAAAGTCATTCATAAGAAAGGAATAAAAAATGGCAACTATATATGGTAACAACGCAGAAATTCAGGTTTCAAGCACCAGCGTTGGCGAGGTAAAATCTTGGAGCTTGACTTTAAGCAGAGATACTATTGAGGACACCTCAATGGGTGACGATGCTAAAACATTTGTTTACGGAAAAACTTCAGCTTCAGGAACGATTGACGTTCACTTTGATGATGATGATACAGCACAAGGAAATTTAAGAGATGCTGTTCTTAATGGAACAACTGTCACCTTAAATCTTTATACTGCTGATAGTTCAACCTCAGGAACTGATTATTATACTTGTACAGCTCTGATGACATCGGCTGATATCAGTGCAGAAATGGACTCGATAGAAGCAAGGACTTATAATTTCACAGTCACTGGTGCAGTAACAAAGAGTGCAGTCGCATAAGGTAAATGAGAGAAATAGATAAGTTAAAAGAGTCCTATAAAGGACAACAAAAACTAGAGCTAAAAATACCAGAGATTGGTGATCAGATTTATACTGTTGATCCTTTAACTGTGAAAGATGCACAAAAGATTTTAGGTCTCTTCAATGAAAAAAAAGAATTTGAGGGATTGGTCGAATGTTGCATGAAGTTAAAGAGAGAAGATGGTAGTTCTGTATTCTTACCTAATGATCGAACTTTTTTAATGGGAGAAACTTCTATTGGATTTGTTCAAAAGATTGGGAATGAGATAGCTCAATACTATTTATCATCTGTAAGTGCTGGAGAAGTAAAAAAAAACTCTTAAATGATGTAGATTATTTGAACTTATTCGTACTTGCCGAACATTTACATAAGACTGCTCATGAAATTCAACAAATGGATTTTTATGAGTACATAGCTTGGGGAGAATACTTAGATATAAAGAGTAAACGCAAATAATGGCTAAAGATGTAAAATTTAATATAACGGCAGTTGATAAAACAAAGAACGCCTTTAAGTCCGTTTTAGGTGGTCTGAAAAAAGTATCAGGTGCTTTATTAAATTTTAAAACAGCTATTGCAGGTGCTGTTGGTGTTGCTGGATTAGGTTTATTAATTAAACGATCCTTAGAGGCTACAGACCGATTAGGAAAACTTTCAAGTGTCTTAGGTTTTTCTGTTAAAGAACTCCAAACTTTCAAACTAGCTTCCCAGATAGGGGGAGTAGAATTAGAAACCTTCTCGAAAGGTGTTAGACGTTTAGTCGATAACTTTGGCGACTTCATGGATGGCACTGGAGAGGCTAAGAAAACATTTGAAGCCTTAGGGATATCTGTTGAAGAGGCTAATAAACTCAGTGGTGATCAATTTGCCATTTTAGGATTAGTTGCTGATCGTTTAAATTTAGTCACTAATAGCACAGATAAACTTAAATTTGCCATTGAAATATTTGGTGGTCGTGGTGCTGAACTCATCAATGTTTTAAAAGGTGGCTCAGAACAGATTGAAGAATTTAGAAAACAGTCTGAACAATTTGGTGCTTTAAATGAACAACAAGTAAAACAAGTTGAGGATTTAAATGACTCGATTGTTAGACTTAAAACTTCTTTTTCTAATATCACAAATCAAATAGTTGCTAATCTTTCCCCAGCCTTGACAGGAATGATTGATGACTTTAATGAGACGTTAAGCAGTACAGAAACAGGTGAGTCGAGAATATCAGAAGTTGCTAAGTCTATTTCTATAGCAATAATAGAAGCTGTTAAAAATTCTTTAATTTCTCTAAATGAGTTATCTAAGGGAATAGAAAATACTTTTTTAAAAATAAGAATTTTTGCTAAAGATCCCATATTTTCATTCACCAAAGATATACAATCATTTCAAGACCTAGAGGAAGAATTTGATAATCAATTACAAAATTTATTAGATTTAGAATCTGCTTATGGACATTTAGATGGTAAAATAGTTAATTTTAACAGTAAGCAAAATGAGGGTTATTTAGAATTATTAAAAGTAAGAGAACAAGTAAAAGAATTAAGTGATTTTTTAGTTGAACTGAGAGATCAGGGATACGGAAAACTTAATGAAACAACAGAAAAATCTATTTCTTTTTTAACAAAGTTTTTAGGTATTGTTGAAGAGACAGAGTTTGGAATTAAAAATACTGGTGAGGAGATTATTACCACCAAAAATAATTTAGACGAACTTAATGAAACCATTAATGACACAAATCAAGTCTGCACTGAATTAACAGATAATTTAGAATTAGTATTTAAAGATGAAAGAGTATTAAACTTTCAAAAGAAAATTTCTGATCTAAAAGTCGGAGCATTTGATGTTTTGATTGCTAGCACAGAACAGTTAAGTGGGATGTTTGCTAAGACATTCACAGATGCAATTTTTGGCGTTAAGAGTTTAAAAGAAGGAATGAGAGAATTAGCTAGAAATGTTGTGATGCAATTAATTCAAGGATTAATTCAAATTGGATTACAAGTATTTATTTTTGATCCTTTATTGAAAAAGATTAGAAGCATGGCAGATGAAGAGAAGAAGGTGAATGACCAACTTAAACAACAGATAGCACTTAGATTAATTTTAATGGCTCTAGGTGGTGGATTTGGTGGTGGTCGTGCTAATGGTGGACAAGTTGAAGGTTCAAGAGCATTTGGTGGTTATGTTGAAGGTTCAAGACCAATGGGTGGAGCTACTGGCTATGGTAAGGCTTACATGGTGGGAGAACGAGGAGCTGAATTATTTGTGCCTGATCAAGATGGAACAATTATTCCTAATGATAAATTAGGAACAACAAACAATGTTAATATTACAATTATGGCTAATGATACGGAAGGGTTTGATGATCTCTTGATTAAAAGACGATCAACTATTATTAATGTCATTAACGATGCTTTAAATGTACAAGGAAAAGAGGCTTTAATCTAATGTCAGGAACATACCCCACAACCCCAGAATTTAGATCAATGAATTTTAGTAGTGAGCAAAAGACTCTTACTTCTACTACTGACTCAGGAAAAATGTTTAGTGTTCAAGTTGATGGACAACGATTTAAATTTTCTGCTAGTTATCCACCAATGAGTCGATCTGATTTTGCACCAGTATTAGCTTTTATTATGAGACAACGATCTCAAAAAGAAACATTTCAAATAGCTTTACCAGATTTAAAAAATGCAAAAGGTGATGTCTCTGGAACTGTCTTAGTCAATGGCTCTCATTCTACTGGAGATACTACTATTGATATTGACGGAATGACAGGAACTTTAAAGGCTGGAGATTTAATTAAGTTTTCTCACGATAAGGTTTACATGGTTGTGGCTGATGCTACTGCTTCAGCAGGTGCGACTACTATCACCATTGAGCCACCATTAAGAGAAGCACTAGCTGATGACTCTAGTGTCACTTATGACAATGTAGAATTTACTGTTAGACTAACGAATGATGTTCAAGAATTTAATGTGGGAATGGATAATTATTATCGATACGAAATAGATTTTATTGAGGCTCTCTAATGGCTAGAGGATTATCATCTGACCTTTTAACAGAACTCTCCACTAATAATATTAAACCTATTTTATTAGTAGAGATTAATTTTCCAACCCCTCAACGATTAACCAATCATTACAAAGACGTAACTCATAACTCTAATACTTATTCAGCCTCTGGTCATTTATTATCAATTACAGCAAAGTCAGAAAATGCAGAATTAGATGTGGCTAATTTTACAGTCAGGTTGTCGGCTGTTGATAGTGCTTACACTTCTATTTTACTCAATAACAATGTCAGTAATGATGAAGTCACTATTGATATAGGATTATTAAATAGTTCAGATGCGTTAATTGACACTTATCAATTTGATAAAGGTTACATTGAAAGTTTTAGAATTAACACTGACAAAGCAACCATTGATTTAATTTGTACCTCTCATTTTTCTGATTTTAGCAGAATAGCAGGAAGAAAAACAAATGAGGGAAGTCAACAACGATTTTTTCCTAATGATCGAGGATTTGAATATGCTGGTTTGACAGTTCAAGATATTTTATGGGGTAGAAGTAGTTGATTAATGAGGTTGTTTATTTTTTTCAATCATTTCAGAAATATAAAGATATTCCAACTCAGGTAATCAAAAAACAAATTCAACCTAGTTTCTATCATCAACAATATAAGATATTTGGAGATCAAGAAATAACAGGATTTTTAAATTGGGCATATTTAAACGATATAACAAAAACAAAATTTACAAGGCATGGAATTATTGATTATGGAAATTGGAATTGTGGCGATAATCTTTGTTTTGTCCATTTACTTTGTAGAAAAAATTTAAGAGATATGATTAAGTGGGCTAAGAAACATTTCGGTTCAGATATGCAATATGATAAAGAAGTGGCTTGGATTAGAATTAATGAAGATATAACAAAAGTGATGAGGATTACAAATAAATGGGTCAGGTAATAGATTTTATTCAAGACGTAGCTCAAAAGGTCGTCTCATGGTTTATTGATATTCCTGAGATACCTGACACCCCTGAAGTTGAAGAGATCAGAGGAACACAACTTAATAAACAATCCAACAATGCACAAATTCCTGTCATTTATGGAGAAAGACTAGTTGGTGGCACAAGAGTATTTTTAGAAACTTCAGGTACAGATAATAATTATTTATATGGTGCGATGGTTATTTGCGAAGGTGAAATCAATGCCATTACAGAAATTCAAGTTAATGATAGCGTTGTCACTTTTGACTCAGGATTTTCTCATGGCGTTACTATTACATCCGATGATAGCAAATATGCTGACACAATAAAAATTCAACCTTTTTATGGAACGGAAGTAAGTAATCAACCAGCTTCATCTTTATTATCTACATTGTCAAGCTGGACTTCTAACCATAAATTATCAAGAGTTTGCTATATTGCTTTTCGTTTTACATGGGATAGTGACAAATATACAGGCATCCCAAATATCAAAGTAAAAATACAAGGAAGAAAAGTATCAACCTTTGATAGTGATGGGAATGAAACAACTGGAGTTTATTCTACCAATCCTGTCTGGTGCTTATTAGATTTTTTAAGAAATGAACGATATGGAAAAGGAATATCTGATAATGATTTAGATTTATCAACTTTTTATACTGCGTCTCAAATTGCAGATACTACAGTCACTTATTATGGTTCAACCACAGGAAAATTATTTGAATGTCACGCTGTTATCAATACCAATAAAAAAATACTAGAAAACGTCAAAGTATTCTTAAAAGGCATGAGAGGACTACTTCCTTATGTTCAAGGAAAATTTAAACTTTTAATTGAAAGCACAGGAACAGCTACTTTCTCTTTAAATGAGGATAATATTATTGGTGGAATTAAATTAGAAAGTGAACGAAAAAATGAAAAGTTTAATAGAGTTGTTATTAATTATGTTAATCCTGATAAAAATTATCAAGCCGATACAGTTGTCTATCCTGAGACATCAGCAGAACATGAAACATTAAAAACCGAAGATGGTGGTTTTTTACAAGAGGCTAATGTTACTTTAGACACGATCAACAATCCTTATCAGGCTTTACAGTTTGGTAAAATTATTCTTAATAGATCAAGAAACAATTTAAAATTATCTTTAAAAGCTAATTATCAAGCTCTGGATTTAGCGATTGGAGATATTGTTAATTTATCAAGCACTATTTTAGGAATGGTTAATAAACCTTTTAGAATTAGTGCGATGTCTTTAAATTCTGATTTTACAGCCAGCTTATCTTTACAAGA